AAGTTATTCAAGTGTTAACTATGGATAATGATAAGATGTTAAATGCTGATGGTGTTGAAGACGAAGCAGTAGGTCAACAATGGTTAGAAAGACACAACAACTGGCCTGCACAAATGTGGATTCAAACATCTTACAATACAAGAGCTAATACACATTCATCGGGTGATAACTCAAAAGCATTTAGAGGAAACTATGCAGGTATAGGTTATGAATGGGATGAAGATAATAATATCTTTTGGCCTAAAAAACCTTATTCATCTTGGGTAAAAGATACTACAACTGCATCTTGGAAATCACCAATTGGTGATGCTCCTGCCTTAACCGCAGAACAAACTTCACAAAATGAAGCTGATACTCACGGATGGGGTTATGTTTGGAATGAAGCTGGACAGACTTGGGACTTGACAGACAGCAAAGCATAAATTAAAAATGGTGGTGGTATGCAAAAGAAAGTATTATCTGAAATAGCATTATATTATGGTGACATAGCAATGCCCAAAGGTTGGGACATTGACCGAGATAAATTACAACAAGATATATTAACATCACAAGTTACAGATTCACCTTTTCCATTTTCACGAACATTCGATATGTTAAATACTTATATGAGAGATCATATAAATTTAGAATATGGGTTTACTTTAATTAACAAAGAAAAGTGGGGCAATATGTATAAGCCTCAAGAAACTACAATTCCTTTATTAAATATAGATCCTGTTGATTTACGTAATTCACCAGACTATACATTTTTATATGGTGTAAATGTAAAAAATTGCACAGTTAGAATACATTATGAAGATAATAGACGTAAAGGTAGATCTTGGGATATACCACTTAAAAATAATATGTTTATTATGTTTCCATCAACTAATATGTATTACTTAACCAATAATCAAAAGGATAGTTTAAATTTTGTACAAACAATAACTTATGAATACATTTAATTTTATCGAAGAATATAAAGTAGATAATAAAATATGTGATGATTTTATTAAATATTTTAAAAAAAATACAGAATATAGAAGTTTAGGAAGTTCTTCAGAACAAGGTTTTATAGATAAAACTGTTAAAGATTCTACCGATGTTAATTTTTTTAATAGTTCTACTGATAAAAATATTATAATTTTTTTTAGTGAATTAAGTAAATGTTTAAACTCTTATCTTAAAAAATATAATATTAAAGAAGAAGTACGAACTCATATTTGTAATAATATTCAATATTATAAACCTAAACAAGGATATCCTGCATTACATTATGAAAGAGGAAAAGCTTTTCCTACAAGACAATTAGTATATATGCTTTATTGTAATACAGTTACAGATAAGGGAGGAACAGAGTTTCCTAATCAAAATATAACTTTATCTGCAATAAAAGGTAAACTAGTAATTTGGCCAGCAGAGTTTACACATCCTCATAAAGGGGTTATATCAGATACACAAGAAAAATATATTGTAACAGGATGGATTGAAATAGTATGAATTTAAGTAATTACTATTGGTATTTTAGTGGTGTATTAACACCAAAGTTTTGTGATGATGTAATTGAATATGCTAATGCACAAAAAGAAGAAATGGCTAGAACAGGTGGTTATGGTGATAAAGAATTAAATAAAGAAGAAGTTAAAAATTTACAAAGAAAAAGAAAATCTAATTTAGTGTGGTTAAATGATACTTGGATATATAAAGAATTACATCCATATGTGCATAGAGCAAATGA